GATTTATTGATGAGTACGGAAGCCCAGTCTTCAATACTCCGAGTAATGAAACATTTGATCCACACGGGGAGTTAATTGATATAGGCGTAATAGACAATTGGCAAAACGAAGCTGATGGTTTAAAAAATGATCAAGACGCATTAAACGAGTTTTACAGGCAGTTTCCACGTACTGAAGAGCACGCGTTTAGAGATGAAACAAAAAATAGTATATTTAATTTAGTAAAAATATACGAGCAAATAGATTACAACGAAGAAATGTCAAGATCACTAGGCATAACTAAAGGTAATTTTCAATGGGTTGGTGGTATAAAAGATACACAAGTAATATTTTATCCAGATCAACAAGGTAGATTTAAAATTAGTTGGGTACCACCAACACATATACAAAATAAAATAATAATAAAAAATGGCACGAAATATCCTGGCAACGATCATATGGGTGCTTTTGGTTGTGATAGCTACGACATTAGTGGCACGGTAGATGGTAAAGGCTCTAAAGGTTCTTTGCATGGCTTGACTAAATTTAGCATGGAAGATGCACCAGCTAATACATTTTTTTTAGAATACATAGCTAGACCACAAACTGCAGAAATGTTTTTTGAAGATGTTTTAATGGCATTAGTTTTTTATGGCATGCCTTTACTTGCAGAAAATAACAAACCAAGATTATTATATTATTTAAGGCGTAGAGGTTATAGAGGCTTTAGCATGAACAGGCCAGATAGAGTTTGGAATAAATTATCTACAGCTGAAAAAGAAATAGGTGGTATACCAAACTCAAGCGAAGATATTAAACAAGCGCACGCAGCTGCAATTGAAATGTATATACAAAACTATGTTGGCATGAATAGCGAAGGTCAGTTTGGTAATTGTTATTTTAATGAATTATTAAACGACTGGGCTCAGTTTGATATAAACAAAAGAACAAAGCATGATGCGTCTATAAGTTCAGGTTTAGCTATAATGGCAAACAATAGGCATTTATACGCACCAAACGCAAAGGTAGAAAAACCTAAACTAAATATAAGTATTGCTAAATATTCAAACAAAGGCAATATATCTAAATTAATTAAAAAATAAATATGGCAGAGTCTGTTATAAAAAATTATTTTCCTAGCCAAGTTGTAAGTGACTTGGAAAAAATGAGTTATGAATACGGTTTAAAAGTTGGTAAAGCTATTCAACAAGAGTGGTTTTATACTGATAGCGGTACTAATAGATACCGTACAAATTTTAATAATTTTCATAATCTTAGATTATATGCTAGAGGCGAACAATCAATACAAAAATATAAAGACGAGTTATCTATAAACGGTGATTTGTCTTATTTAAATTTAGACTGGAAGCCAGTACCTATTATACCTAAGTTTGTTGATATAGTTGTAAATGGTATTGCAGAGCGTACTTACGATATAAAAGCTTATTCTCAAGATCCTTACGGTGTTACCAAGCGAACAGAGTATATGGAGTCTATATTAAGAGATATGCAGACTAGAGAGTTTAATGAAATGGCTCAGTCAGAATTTAATATTGATTTATTTGAAAATAATAAAGAAGAGCTGCCAGACACTCAAGAAGAGCTAGAACTTCACATGCAGCTTAGCTATAAACAAAATGTTGAGTTAGCAGAAGAACAAGCTATAAACGTATTACTTGAAGGAAATAAATACGAATTAATTAAAAAACAATTTTACTACGATCTAACTGTTTTAGGTATTGGCGCAGTAAAAACTAGCTTTAACACTTCTGAAGGGGTTGTAGTTGATTATGTTGATCCTGCTAATTTAGTATACTCATATTCTGATTCACCTTATTTTGATGATATATACTATGTTGGTGAGGTTAAAAATATACCTGTAAACGAACTTGTAAAACAATTTCCATTTTTAGAGCAAGAAGATTTAGAAGAAATAATAAAAACAAAAGGATATAGACCTGCTAATTTTTACGGTAGTCCTTCTAATAGAGGTAGAGAAGATAATAACACTGTTCAAGTTTTATATTTTAATTATAAAACTTATATGAACGAAGTTTATAAAGTAAAAGAAACAGGTAGCGGTGCAGACAAAGTATTACCAAAAGATGATACTTTTAATCCACCAGCTGACGCCGAAGGTAACTTTGGTAAATTACAAAAAAGTGTTGAAGTAGTTTATGAAGGCGCTATGATATTAGGTACTGAAAAATTACTTAGATGGGAAATGTCTAAAAACATGATGAGGCCAAAAAGCGATTACACTAAATGCAAAATGAATTATGCTATAGTAGCGCCTCGCATGTACAACGGTATAATAGAAAGCTTAGTAAGACGTATTACTGGTTTTGCTGATATGATACAACTTACACACTTAAAACTACAACAAGTGTTATCGCGTATGGTGCCAGATGGTGTATACTTAGACGCTGATGGTTTAGCTGAAATAGATTTAGGCAATGGTACAAACTATAATCCACAAGAAGCTTTAAACATGTTCTTCCAAACAGGTAGTGTTATTGGTAGATCGTTTACAAGTGAAGGCGATATAAATCCAGGTAAAGTACCAATACAAGAAATAACTAGTGGTAGTGGTGGTAATAAAATGCAAGCTTTAATAAGTACGTACAACTACTATTTACAAATGATAAGAGATGTAACAGGACTTAACGAAGCTAGAGACGCTGCAACACCTGATAAAAACGCTTTAGTTGGCGTGCAAAAACTAGCGGCTGCAAACAGTAACACAGCAACAAGACATATATTACAAGCAGGTTTATTTTTAACTTCAGAAGTTGCTGAGCAGTTGTCGTTAAGAATATCCGATATATTAGAATATTCACCAACTAAAGACGCTTTTATACAAGCTATAGGAACTCATAATGTAGCGACTTTAGACGAAATGAAAAACTTACATTTATATGATTTTGGTATATTCATAGAGTTAATGCCTGACGAAGAAGAAAAAGCAATGCTTGAAAACAACATACAAATGGCATTACAAAAACAAAATATAGAGCTTGAAGACGCTATTGATTTAAGAGAAATAAAAAACGTAAAATTAGCTAATAGATTATTAAAAATACGTAGAAAAAAGAAATCAGCTAGAGATCAAGAGCTTCAACAACAAAATATGTTGATGCAATCACAAACAAATCAACAAGCTGCTCAAGCTGCAGCGCAAGCTGAAACTCAAAAAGAACAAGCTAAAACACAAGCTGCCATTGCGTTTGAACAAGCTAAAGCTCAATTTGACGCTCAAAAAATGCAACAAGAAGTTTTATACAAAAAAGAACTTATGGAGCTAGAGTTTCAAATGAACATGCAATTAAAAAACATGGAAGTTGAAGGGCAAAAAAATAAAGAAAAAGAAAAAGAAGATCGTAAAGACGAAAGAACTAGAATACAAGCTACACAACAAAGTGAGCTTATAGATCAAAGAAAAACTGACAAACCACCTAAAAATTTTGAGTCTGCAGGTAATGATATATTAGGAGGTGGATTTGATATGGGCGCCTTTGATCCTAGGTAACAATTATTAATTATTATTATATTATATTATGGCAAAAAAGAAAAAAGAAGAAGTAGTCGAAAAGGCTACTGAAGACAACGTAACTAAAGTTGATCTTAGTAAAAAAGAAATAAAACAAGAAGACAATATAGTCAAAGTAGATTTAACTAAAAAACCAGAAACAGATGCCGTTCCAGAGCAAAGCACAGATGAGGTTCCTGTACGCGACGAATCCGAAACTAGCGAAGAAGTACTCAAAGAAAACGTCGAAGCAACAGATGAAAAACCTACCGGAGAAAAAGTCTCCGACACAGTTCAAGATGAAACACCCGTTATTGAAGAAATAACTGAAGAAGAAGTCAAAGAACAAACAGAAGAGTTAGCTGAAGAAGTAGTTGAAGCTATAGAGCAAGCTCAAGAGACTGGACAAGCAATACCTGAAAATTTACAAAAAGTTGTAGATTTTATGGAAGAAACTGGTGGTAGTTTAGAAGATTATGTAAGATTAAATCAAGATTATTCTAACTACGATGACATGACAATATTAAGAGAGTATTATAGGCAAACTAAAAAGCATCTTACAGATGATGAAATAACTTTCTTAATTGAAGACTCATTTTCTTATGATGAAGAAGAAGACGAAGCAAGAGAAATAAGAAAAAAGAAAATAGCGTTAAAAGAGCAAGTTGCCAACGCTAAAAGCCACTTAGACGGGCAAAAGTCTAAATACTATGAAGAAGTTAAAGCTGGTTCTAAGCTAACGCCTGAACAACAAAAAGCAATTAACTTTTTTAATAGATATAACAAAGAATCGGAAGAGAGTAAAAAAATAGCAGAAAAACAAACTATAGGTTTAATGTGAAAAATGCTAATGAAGTAAAAGAAACTCAAAGCGACATTAATAATTTTGTCAAAAAGTTTTTGAACGAAAATAATGAAATGTCAGATGCTAAAGGTTATCATAAATCTTTATTTACAGCTATGAACGCTGATGCTATTGCTAATCATTTTTACGAACAAGGTAAAGCAGATGCAATAAAAGAAAGTATTGCAAAAGCTAAAAATGTTGATATGCAACCAAGACAACAGTTTGGTGCTGTTGAAGCTGGTGGTATAAAAGTAAAAGTGTTAGGCGATAATTCATCTGATTTTAAGTTTAAAATTAAAAACAATAAATAACTAATTTAAAATTACAAAATTATGGCAATTACAGGAGGAAGTTCGTTAAATAGTGTGCCTGCTTCACAACAGCAAACACTACAAACGAATTATATTGATTTTACTGCTACAGCCACCGCTGGTTGGGCACAACAATACCTGCCAGACTTGATGGAAAAAGAAGCTGAGGTTTTCGGACCTAGAACAATTTCTGGTTTCCTAGCACAAGTCGGTGCAGAAGAGGCTATGACATCTGATCAAGTTGTATGGTCTGAGCAATCAAGATTACATTTATCGTACAAAGGTAAAGTTAACTCTGCAACTGCAGGTGCTGATCCAGGTACAGGTGTATCTAACATTGCGCAAGTAACTATTGAGTCTGACATTGACGAAACATCTACATTTACAGCTGCTAGTCACGGTGTTAGAGTTAACGATACTATTATCGTTGCTAATTCAGATGGTGTTTTCAAATGTTTAGTAGCTGTTGTTAACGGTGCTGTACTTGATGTACTACCTTACGGACAGTCTGCTTTGTCTGCAAACACAACTTCAAAAGCAACAACTATATTAGTTTATGGTTCTGAGTTTGGTAAAGCTACAAACTATACTGCTGCTGCTGGTACTAACAACACTACTGACACAAGAGGAGCTAACGAGCCTACTTTCAAGTCTTTTACTAATAAGCCTATTATTATGAAAGATTACTACGAAGTATCTGGTTCTGATTCTTCAAGAATTGGTTGGGT